CATTGCTCCTGCATGCAGCCACTCCAAGTCTGACCCCCTCTATCCGCTTCCAAGTTCCAATGCCTGTAGTGAGAACACCCGAAAAGAAGGTGGTGTCCGCAAGGCACTGGTAGAGCGCTACCACGGTGAAAATGCACCTTGGGTTGTGCTGTGGGAAGGAGAGTCAAGGATTGGCTCAATTGGACAAGAACATTGCATCCAAATAAAATCCCCTCAAAAACCCATCCCCACTTCAAACAAACACACTAAAACACAATATTCTTGTCCAGAGTCACCTATCCACTCCTCACACAACACTTCCCTTGGAGCACCATCCCTCCTAGATACTCCGGCTCTTCGCCAAATCCTCCAAGTCCCTGCTGGGATGTCGGACCTTCGGTTCTCACCTAGGATCCTTCATCTTGGTCCAGCTAGACTCAAGGTGGAAGTGGTCGAAAGAGAGTGGTCTTATGCAGACCACCTTAGGAGTGACGATCAAATGATACGTCAAATCATGGAAGGCTCTGGACCGGGCATGGTGTATAGGGTGAGTGAGCAACAAGCACCGACGACAGGACGTGAATATGCCCTGGCAGTAATGTCGGAGAATGCGGCTCCCACACTCAAACCATTGGCTCTGGTTGAGAGCGGTGCTAAGACGCGTATTGCCACACTCCACGATGCTTCCTCTGTGCATGCAAGCAGAATACTCACACGGTGTATGGGTCCCCTATTAAAGGTTCTCCACTGCACACGTGATATTCTTACAGGCAGAGAAGTAACACTCTCACAGAATACTGAGAACGCACAGCTGTACTCAGCTGACCTCTCAGCAGCCACTGACTACATCCACCACGACCTTGCTAGGTTTGTGTGGGCAGAATGGTGTCAATCTCTAGGGATCGACTCCGAACTGCAAAGGATGGGCCATCGACTGCTTGGCCCCCATATGGATATAGGTCAAGACCCACCTCAAGAAACATCGAGAGGTGTCCACATGGGTGAGGGGATCAGCTGGAGTATACTCTGCCTCATCAATGGATGGGCAGCCTGGCAAGCCGGGGCAAGCAAGGACAGCTATGCGATCTGCGGAGACGACCTTATCGGCTTCTGGAGTCGAGAGACTGCAGACAGGTATGAGGCGAACCTCGAACATGTCGGACTCGTCATAAACAAGTCAAAGTCCTTCTTCTCCCCCAAGGGGGTCTTCTGTGAAAGATTAGTGGAGGTGTGCCAAGATGGTAAAGCAAGATCCGTACAACGTCTCACCATGGCCGAAGCTGGCGGACAGAAGCATGGATGGGGTCTGGGGGAGAACTGGCAATCAGTTCTCCAGCACCTTGAAGCAAAAGTGCTGCACTGGCGACAAACCAATGCCAGAGACCCACTGCATGACCTTGTACTTGACACTATGCAAAGGATCAAGCCACACAAAAGTGCGCCTGGTCCAACATGTGTTGGTGGTTCTGGGCTAGGGCAAGTCAAGCCGGAACTGCTCATAGGACATCT